GACAAAAAACGTCACAGACTTACATTCGAGAAAGCACACGGCGGCGAAGTGTTCGGCCGGTGTTCGAATCATGGCAGCGGAAACGAAGAAACCACGCAAACGGAAAAAGCCAACGGCGGAACCGTCCGCGTACGAAAAGCACAAGGAACGGATTCGCAAACGCGAAGCGGAACGGTCCGCGTTGGGGCGTGACATCGGACCGTTGCCGGCGGTCGTCAAACCGTCCCGGCGGTCGGACGCGGAAATGTCGTTCCGCACGTTTTGCGAATCGTATTTCGGCGCGACGTTTTGTATTCCCTGGTCCGACGACCACCTGACGACAATCGCCAGTATCGAACGCGCCGTGTTGGAAGGCGGGTTGTTTGCGGTGGCAATGCCACGCGGCACGGGAAAAACGACACTGGCCGAAACCGCGTGTTTGTGGGCGCTGGTTTACGGACATCGGGAATTCGTGGCGTTGATCGGCGCCGACGAATCGCACGCGGTGCAAATGTTGGAAAGTCTCAAAACCGAATTGGCCGGCAACGACACGCTGTCGGAGGACTTCCCGGAAGTGTGCGAACCCGTCCGCCGGTTGGACGGGATCCACAACCGGACCGCCGGCCAAACGTGCGACGGCGTCCGGACTCAATTGACGTGGACGCAAAAGGAAATCGTTTTGCCGACGATTGCCGGTTCGATTGCGTCGGGCGCCGTTGTCCGGGTCGCCGGCATCACGGGACGTATACGCGGGATGAAATTCAAACGTCCGGACGGTCGACAGGTGCGGCCGTCGCTGGTCGTGATTGACGATCCGCAAACGGACGAATCCGCGCGGTCGTTTTCGCAATGTGCCACACGGGAACGCATATTGGCCGGCGCTATTTTGGGCTTGGCTGGTCCTGGTTCGAAAATCGCCGGGGTTATGCCGTGTACGGTTATTTCGCCCGGGGATATGGCGGACCGAATCCTGGACCGTGAACGGCATCCGGAATGGAATGGCGAACGGTTCCGAATGTTGTACGAATTCCCTACCGACGAAAAGTTGTGGGACGAGTACCAGGAATTACGCGTGGCGGGTCTGCAATCTGGCGACGGCGGCAAGTCGGCGACCGCGTTTTATGTTGAAAACCGCGAAGCAATGGACGACGGCGCGCGAGTTGCCTGGGCCGAACGGCACAACCCCGACGAAGTGTCCGCGATTCAACACGCAATGAACAAGTTTTTGACGGATCCGGCGTCGTTCTGGTCGGAATATCAAAACGATCCCAAGACGGACGACACGTCGGGCGACATCATGACGTCCGACGAAATCGCGACCAAATGCAACGGGCTAGGCCGTGGCGTGTTGCCTGTCGACGTGGACAACGTGACCGCGTTTGTGGACGTCCAACAACGGTGTTTGTTCTGGCTGGTCGCGGCGTGGGCCGACGATTTCACGGGATACGTTTTGGACTATGGCGGATTCCCGGACCAGGGCCGCGAATACTGGGCGTTGGCCGACGTGTCCAAGACGTTGGGCCGACGGTTCCGCGGCGCCGGGATCGAAGGCGCCATATTCGCCGGTCTCAACGCGTGCGCCGACGAATTGTGTTCGCGGGCGTGGAAACGGGAGGACGGCGCCGAATTGAAAATCGGTCGTTTGTTGGTGGACGCAAACTGGCAAACCGACGTTGTCTACCAATTCGCACGCGCCACGAACAACGCGGCGGTAATGCCGGCGCACGGTCGATACGTCGGGGCGTCGTCGAAACCGTTCAGCGAATACAAACGCAAACGCGGCGACCGTTTGGGCCACAACTGGCGGATCCCGTCGATCCAGGGGACCAGGACGGCGCGCCACGTGGCGTTTGACGCGAATTACTGGAAGTCTTTTGTCCACGGTCGACTAACGGTTCCGCTAGGGGACAAGGGGGCGTTGTCGCTGTTCGGCAAACGTCCCGCACAACATCGAATGTTGTCCGACCATTTGGTCGCAGAATACCGCGTGCGGACCGAAGGGCGCGGACGTGTCGTCGACGAATGGAAGTTGCGGCCGGAACGTCCCGACAACCACCTATTCGATTGTCTGGTCGGATCCGCGGTCGCTGCGAGTGTTACGGGTTGCGTGTTGCCGGGAACGGCGCCGGCGGTCAAGGGATCCGGCAAACCGACACGGCGGAAAGCGGTTGTTAACTGGTGAAAGGGGCGTCACGGATGGCGAAAAAAAAGGCGACGAAGGCAAAACCGAAACGGACAACCACGCGGAAACGCGGGCGTCCGGCCGGCGCGAAAAACAAACAACGGGACGTCGTTCCTGGTGCGTTGACGCGTTGCAAAATGTGCGGGTCCACGGATCGGACGAAATACGAAGGCGAACCGCGACTGATGCTATCCGGCGGCGTCGACCAGGACGGCAACCTCTACAACTGCGTGTCGTGGCGGCGGACGTCGTGCGCGACGTGTGGACAGCATAGGATTGACCAGTTTTTCGAAATGCGGCCCGAACTGGAATAAAATCCTTATGCTAATTTCTTGGCCTGCTGGAATCCCTGCACAGCGCGTCCAATAGGTGGACCAGTTGTGCGGAGATTTCATGGCCGACAATTCGACAGCTATCGCCGAGATTCGCGCAGTCTTAAGGCAAGGCGCGCGAACAGTGACAATCGACGGACAAACGATTGTCTATGATTTCGACGAATTGCGCCGCGAACTCCGCGAACTGATGGCCGACGACGATTCCGATAAGGGCCGTCGGCCGGTCGCCACGCGTATCACTCTTGCGGGGTTCTAGCCAATGCTAGATTCACTCCTGCGACGATTTAGTTACGACGGGGCGGCCACGTCCAAAAATCAACGGAAAGCGGCGTCGTCGGCGCTGTCTTCCGAAGACGCGAAGTTGACCGCGTCGAAGCGGAAGGTTTTACAGGGCGCCGCGCGCGACCTGTCGCGCAATTTCTCGATTGCGGCCTGGGCGATTCGAAAACATTTGGATTTCGTGTCGTCGTTCAAGTTTCAAAGCCGGACCGGGGACGCCGGGCTGGACCGCGAAATCGAACGGTTAATGTCCTGGTGGCAACGTCCGGAAAACTGCGACGTTGCCGGCCGTCACGGACTCCCGCGAATGCTGCGACTTGCCGAAGAACGGCGAACCGTCGACGGGGACGTGTTCCTGTTGAAATTGACCGGGCAACGCGTCCGCGGCAAGTTGCAAGCGATTGAGTCGGACCGCGTGATCGATCCGCGCGACGACACGGGGCGGTCCGGCGCAACGTGGGTCCACGGTGTCAACGTCAACGACGCCGGGCGGGCTTTGGGGTTCGCGGTACACAAACGCGTCCGCGGCGGCAAGGGTCTCGAAATGGACCGCGTTGTCGCCGCGCGAAATGTAATCCACCACGGTTTTTTCGACCGGTTCGATCAGGTCCGCGGTGTGTCACCGTTGGCGCCGGCTGTCAACGTGTTCCGCGACGTTTACGAAGCGGCGGACTACGCGCTGGCCAAGGCCAAAGTTTCGCAAATGTTCGGGCTGGTGTTTTACCGCGAAGCGTTGGACGCGGCCGGCACGCTGGACAATTCAACGGATCCGTACGAAGTCGACTTCGGGCGTGGTCCGGTCCTGTTGGACCTGGAACCCGGCGACAAGGCCGAATTCCTGGAATCGAAAACGCCGGCGACCGAATTCCAGTCGTTCGCACAACTAATGATTTCCGTGGCGCTGAAGTCCCTGGACATTCCGTTTTCGTTTTTCGATGAATCGTTTACGAACTTCTACGGATCCCGCGGCGCGTTGCTGCACTATCAAAAGGCGTGCGAAGCGAAGCGGGCCGACGTGCGGGACGTGTTGCGGAAGTTGACCGCGTGGCGGATGTCTCTTTGGATCGACGACGGCGTGTTGTCGTTGCCGGCTGGCCGCGGCGTGTCGGACTTGAATTGGGAATGGATTCCCGCGGGGTTGGCGTGGTGGGATCCCGCGAAGGAAATTCGCGGCGACGTTGAAGCAATCAACGCGGGACTGCGCACACGATCCGAAATCCGCGCCGAAAAATACGGGGACGACTGGATCGACGTTGTCGACCAGTTGGCACGGGAACGGGAAGCGTTGGAGGAACGCGGTTTGTTGGCCGACGCGGACGCCGCGCCGGGAGTCGTGGACGAAGGGGCCGAAAATGACGAATAGCAAATACAACCTGTCGAGTCCGTCCACGTTGTTCCGTTCGACGGTCGCCAAGACGTCCACCACGCCGGCGGTTGACCGCGACGGCGGCGACCAGGGCGCCGGGTTGATTCGTGGCGTTGCGATCATCACGCGCGGCGAAGCGTTGGGACACGGCGTGTGGATAGACCGCGAATTTTTGCACCAGTCCGCCGACGCAATCAACGCGGCCGACCGCGGGCTTAAGTCCCGTTTCACACATCCGGGATTGTCCGGCGACGGAATGGGCAAATATCTAGGGCGCGTCCGCGGCGCATCCGTCGACGGCGACGTCGTCCGCGGGGACTTGCATATTTCGAAGACCGCACACGAAACGCCGGACGGCAATTTGGCCGAATACGTTATGGACTTGGCGCAAATCGAACCCGATATGTTCGGCCTATCGATCGTGTTTTCGTCGGATCCGGAAACCGAACGCGAACACGCCGCGAACAACGAAACGTCGCCGGATCCGGCGAACGCTGCCAATCTGCCACACGCGCGACTTGCAGACATTCGCGCCGTTGACGTCGTCGACGAACCGGCCGCGAACCCGTCGGGTTTGTTCCATCGTGGCGACGAAATCGCCGGCGAAGCGGACAGCCTGTTGTCGTTCGCGCTGGGACTGACAAGCGACGCGCCAAGACTTTCGAATTTCGATATTGATCCGGGACGCGTCGCGGGATTTGTCGCGCGGTTCTTGTCCCGGCATGGCCTGGAAATCACAAAGAGGGAAACCGAAATGGACGAACAAACAACGGTCGACGAAACCGTCGAAGAAACCGAAACGACAGTCGACGAAGTCGTCGCCGAAGAAACAACCACGGACGACGATTGCGGCGGTTGCGACGATTGCGATCCGACTGACGTGATTGACGCAATCGACGAAGACGCCGAAACCGTCGAAACCGAAACCGCCGAAACCGTCGAAGCGTCGACCGTTCCCGACGGTCAACAGTTTCTTGACGCATTCGGGGACCAGGGCGGTGTCTGGTTCGCCGAAGGCAAGTCGTTCGACGACGCGCGCGAACTCTACGTGGCCGGCCTCGAATCCGAAGTCGCGAAGTTGCGGGCGGACAATGAACGAATGCGGGCGGACCTGTCCGCCGGCGAAGACACGCCGATTTCGTTTGGTGGCGAAGCGGACGGGGAAGCCGACGAAATTTCGTCGGACGCGCGACGTATGGGGCGTGCCGCGGCTGTTCTGCGGCGGGCTGTTCGAATCAACAACAACTAAAGACCGGCAACGGGTCCGGTTTGTCTGAAAATTCCGAAGGGGAAACACAATGGCCGACGCATTCTTGACACTGTCCGATCTGACCACGATCAACGACGCCAATCTCGCAGACCGGGACATTTCCGATTTGCTGGACGACGCGCCGTTGTTGGCACGTTTGGCCGCGGACGTCGTTCCGGGGACCGATCATAAATACGTCAAGGAAACGTCGGCGCCTGTCGTCGGTTTCCGCGCCGTGAATGACGGACTCGAAAACACGAAGTCCGCCGACACGCTGGTCACCATCAACTTGAAAATTCTGGACGCAAGTTTCGCAATCGACAAAGCGCTGGCCGACGCCTACATCGGCGGGCCGGAAGCCTACATTGGTCGCGAGGCCGCGCGGCATCTCAAGTCCGCATTTTTCCACGCCGAAAAACAAATCCTTTCCGGCACTGGGAACGAAGCGGACGGGTTCAACGGTTTGCCGGACGACGGCAACCTGAACGCCGTGGCCGATGATATGGTCGTCAACGGCGGCGGAACCACGGACTCGACCGCGTCGTCCGTGTGGGCCATTCGGTCCGCCGGCGATATGAATGATTGTGTGGCGATTGCCGGCGACAACGGCAAAATTGACATTGGCGATTCCGTCGTCCAACGTCTCGCCGGTTCTTCGACTGGTTCCTACCCGGCGTACTACACGCCGATCCAGGGATGGTTGGGCCTGCAAATCGGCGGCAAGTATAGCGTCGGTCGTTTGGCCAACGTCACCGAAGACAGTGGGAAAACCCTGTCGGACTCGATGATCGCCGACCTGTTGTCGGTGTTCCCGGCCGGCCGCGGACCCAACTATCTGGTGATGTCGCGTCGTTCGCTGAAGCAACTTCAGCAGTCGCGAACCGCCACCAACGCGACCGGCGCGCCTGCGCCGTTCCCGTCGGAAGCGTTCGGCGTTCCGGTGATCGTGTCCGACGGCGTGTCGGATGTCGAGACGCTGGTTAGCTAATCGGGCGTTCCTGGTCGTCCGGGGCCGGGACGGGTTGCCACTCCCGTCCCGGTTCCCGGATGTCCGTTTGGTTTCGGGGAATTGTTGTGTCGTTTTCTTCGGCGTATGCCCTGGCGTTCAAGACCGCGCAAGCGGTCGCGGGCGTGTCGGTAAGTTACGCGCGGGGATCCGACACGGTAACCGTCACGGCGTTGGTGGGGGACACGCGGTTGGAAGTCGCGGACGAATACGGCGGGACGACTGTCGTGTCCAGGGTCCGCGACTACATCGTAAAGGTGTCGGAACTCGTGTTGGATTCCGTCACAGTCGAACCGCAAGCCGGCGACCAAATCAGCGAAACGCGCGGGTCCACTACATACGTTTACGAAGTTATGTCCGCCGGCGCTGACCAACCCTACCGGCCGTCGGACCGGCACGGAAACACGTGGCGCATTCACACAAAATTGATTGACGAAACCTAATGGCCGCTGTCAACAGTATCGCCGACGCCGTGGTAACGAAGCTAAACGCTGCGACGTTTACGCAATCGTTCACGGCGGTTCGAAAATACGCGCCGATTTATCGTCTGAAAGATATGGACACGTTGCACGTCACGGTTGTCCCGTCGTCGGAAGACATTTCGCCGGTGAACCGTGCCGACACGGAACACGAATACACAATCGACGTCGGGATCCAGAAACGGTTTTCGTCGGACGCGAATACGACAATCGATCCGCTAATGGATTTGGTCCAGGAAGTTTCGGACGAATTCACGGGCGCGGGTTTGGCGGGTTACACGTCGGCGCATTGGGTGCGGACGACTGTCGATCCGATTTTTGCGCCGGACCATATGTCGAAGTTTCGCCAATTTACTTCCGTTGTTCGTCTCGCCTATAGGGTGTTCCGATGATCGGAATGGATTTGAAAGCGGTCCAGGGTCAATTTCTCGACCGCAAAAAAGTATTGCGGCGAGTTAGCAAGTCAAAAATAAAGCCGTTGATAAAACAGGGCGCCTATGTGCGCAGGACGGCAAAAAAATCCATCGCAAAACCGCGAATGAAAACAGTGGGGGAAATGACCCCCGACGAACGCCGTTCGTACGAACGGCGGGTGGTGGCGAACAAGTTGGCGGGGCTGCCAAGGCCAAAACGTCCGCTAGCGTCCAGTCGGCCGGGGGATCCGCCACGGTCGCAAACCGGAACGCTGAAAAAATTCCTGTTCTTTTCTTTTGATTCACGAACGGAATCCGTCGTCGTTGGTCCTGCGCGCATCCGTTCCGACGATCCAAACGCGCCGTCAACGTTGGAATTCGGCGGTTCGGCAACCATTCGCGGCCAACGCCGCACAATCGCGCCGCGTCCGTATATGGGGCCGGCACTGGCAGAAGAACAACCAAACTTCGCCGCGCTTTGGCGGAACTCTATTCGATAAGGGGAAACACAATGGCCGTCGTTCTTGGAATGAATGCGAAGATGTATCGAAACTCCGGAACCTATGCTTCGCCGACGTGGGTGGAAGTGGATAGCGTCCGGGACGTGACGCTGTCGATGGAAACCGGCGAGGCCGACGTTACGACCAGGGCCGCGGCCGGTTGGCGCGAATCAATCGCCACGCTGCGGGACGCGTCGCTGGAATTCGAGATGGTTTACGATTCGGCCGGAACGCATTTCGCCGCAATCAAGACCGCATTCACGGCGGGAACCAATATCGAATTTTTGGTGCTGGACGGCGACAACGCCACGTCCGGTTCGCAGGGTTTGCGCGCTGAAATGTCGATCATGTCGTTCTCGCGAAACGAAGGCTTGGAAGACGCGTTGACCGTTTCAGTGTCCGCCAAGCCGACGAAGCCGTCGACCGGTGGCGCCGCGCCGGCGTGGTATACGGCAAGCTAACCAGGGAGGCGCGTCTTGAAATCGTTCGCAGACAACGCCGGCCGCACATGGGCGGTACAGGTCAACGTCGACACAATCAAACGCGTACAGGGGTTGCTAGACGTCAACCTTCTGGACGTGGTCGACGGCGATTTGATCGAACGTTTGGTGGCGGATCCGGTGTTGGTCTGTGACGTGGTTTATGTCGTTTGCAAACCCGAAGCGGACAAGCAAGGCGTGTCCGATGAGGAATTCGGGCGGGCAATGGCGGGGGACGCGATTCACAACGCCGCGGACGCGTTGTTGTCGGAAATCGTGGATTTTTTCCCGCCAGCGAAGAGGAAGATTCTAGCGGCAGCGTTGGAGAAAATGCGGGATCTGGAAGCGGTGGCAATGGGGGCGGCGCTGGAACGGATAAACGACACGGATTTCGAGACGAAGCTACGCGAACAACTGGCGGCGGAATTTGGAAAATAATCTTTGAACTGGCCGGCGTCGTTGGCGTCTATCCAGGTCCGTTTACGTTGCGGGAACTTGTCCACATGGTCGACGGACGACAACGCGAAATGTGGAACCACACGTCCCACGTTCTGTGGCTAATCGCAAGCGTCAACAGGGATCCGAAAAGATCAAAGGCAGTGAAGCCGGCGGACTTCAACCCGTTGACGAAACGACGCCAGAAAGTCCGCGGGGCGCCGATTACGGTTCTGCGGGACGTGTTCATTGACCGCAAAAATCCGGACGTGGTCGGGGAGAGTGTGTAATGGCGGGCGCCGGTGGTATTCGCGCGGGTGCGGCGTTTGTAGAGATGTGGTTGAACGACCACAGATTGACGCGTGGTCTCAAGAAATTGTCGGCGAAGTTGAAAGCGTTTGGCGCGAGTGTGACCGCGCTGGGAATGCGAATGATGACGCTGGGCGCCGGGCTGGCCGCGCCGTTGATTCTTGCGGTTCGTCAATTCACGAAGATGGGCGACGCAATCCACAAGATGTCCGCGCGGACAGGGATGTCGGCGAAAGCGTTGTCGGAATTGGGGTTCGCCGCGGAACGTTCCGGAACGAATTTGGGGACTCTCGAAAAGGGAATCCGGCGGATGCAACGGAACCTTGTCGACGCCAAGCGCGGTCTATCGACCGCCGTCGACGGTTTCGCAATGTTGGGACTTTCCGCGCAACAACTGGAAGGAATGTCGCCAGAGGACCAGTTCACGTTGATGGCGGAACGAATCGCCGCGATAGAGGATCCGACGAAAAAGGCTGCAGTTGCACAAATGATATTCGGCCGCGCCGGCGCGGAACTCATTCCGTTGCTGAACGAAGGCGCGGCGGGAATGGCGAAGCTACGCAAAAAGGCGCAGGAACTCGGAATCACAATGTCCCAGGACGACGCGAACGCCGCGGCGAAACTGTCCGACGCATTGGGCGACGTGTGGTCCGCGGCGAAGGCGGGCGTGTTCCATATCGGTTCGGCATTGGCGGGATCCCTAACGGAATTCGCGCAACGGGTTTCCGAAACCGTCGCGAACGTGTCCAAATGGGTTCGCGAAAATCAGGGGCTTGTCGTGTCCGTCGCGAAAATGGCGGGCGCGTTACTGGTCGGCGGCGCCGCGGTTGTTGCCGTTGGTGCGGTGTTTTCCGGGTTGGGCGCTGTTGTCGGCGGCGTTGTAAGTGTCATCGGGCTTATCGGCGTCGCGTTCGTCAAAATCGCGGGATTGGTTGCGTTCCTGCTGTCGCCTATCGGACTGGTTATTGCCGGACTCACGGCGCTGGCCACGTGGTTCCTCACGTCGACCGCGGCCGGCGGTGCGGCGTTGTCCTGGTTGGGCGACCGGTTCCGGGATTTGAAGGCGGACGCGTTAGCGTCGTTCGGTGGAATCGCGGACGCGCTGGCGGCGGGGGACATTGGGTTGGCCGCGAAAATCCTGTGGTTGACGTTGAAAATGGAGTGGCAAAAAGGCGTACATTTTCTGAACGGGATATGGCAAGAGTGTGCCACGTTCTTTTCGAAAGTGTGGACCGGCGCGACTTTCAACGCGTCCAAAATCCTGGTCAATGCAACGTCGGCTATGTCGTCCGGATGGGTGGAAGCCGTCGGGTTCATGGAAGACGTGTGGGCGCTATTTCTCAACGCGCTACAAAGCGGGTGGCGGACTTCGATTGGGTTTATCGAAAAGGGCTGGCTAAAGCTAAAGAGTTTGGTAACCGGCGAAGACACGACCGCGCAACAAAAAGACATCGACAGGAAAGTCGCGGCCGGGAACAAAGCGGGCCGGGATTCAATGCTGTCCGGCGTAGGTGACCGCGACCGGGACCGCCGAAAAAATTTGGCGGGAATAGAAGACCAGCGAAAAGGGACGCTGTCGGAACTGGACGACGAACAACGCCGTCGGAACGCGTCGCGGGACCGCAAACACGCCGATTCAATGGACGGGACACAACGCGACCTGGACGCCGCGAAATCGGACTGGCAGAAAGCGATAGACCGCGCGCGGGAGGGGCGACCAACCGACACGACGGAACCCGACGCATTGCCGACGCTGGCGGAATTGCAATCGAAGATCGGCGGCGGAATGGGCGTCGCCGGGCGCGCGGCCGAAACCCGCGGAACGTTTTCCGCGTTCGCGTTGCGAGGGATGCAATCCGGCGGGCCGGCTGAACGGACCGCAAAAGCGACCGAATCGACCGCGGCTAACACGAAGGCGATCGACGAAAAGCTAGCCGAGTCGCGCGGCGTATTGTTCACAACCTAGGGGCGGAACGATGACGGTAACGGTAACCGAAAAGTGGGACAGTCGAAAACGGTCCATTTCCGCGGACTCCGCAACCGTCACGCTGGAATACCTGGTCGACGGCACGGACGAAGACAACGACGCCTATAACGCCGTGGTGTCGACGTCGCCGGAATCCTACGTCTTCGACGCGCAAAGCCGGACGCTGTACCGCCAAACGATTACGCTGGAACGCGTCGGCGAAAACGAGTGGAACGCGGCGGTTAAATACGGGATCCGGAAAGGGCAAAACCCGACGGAGTCCGGCGCGTACGATTTCGACACGGGCGGCGGGACCACTCACATAACTAACAGCATTGCCACGGTGAACAGTTACGCGGCAAGCGGTACGGCGCCGGACTTCGGAAACCTTATAGGCGTGACGAATGAGTCGGTCGAGGGCGTCGACGTCACTATCCCACAATACCGGTTCAGCGAAACGCACGACCTGTCCACGACGACCGTTACGGCCGCGTACAAGCTAACGCTGATGGGGCTTACAGGTTGCGTAAACAATGGAACCTTTAAGGGAATGGCGGCGGGCGAATGTCTGTTTTTGGGCGCGTCGGGATCCCAGCAGGGCGAAGACGATTGGTCGATAACCTACAACTTCGCGGCGCAACCGAACGCGACGGGCCTGTCCGTCGGATCCATCACGGGAATCACGAAACGCGGTTGGGACTATCTGTGGGTCCGTTATGAGGACGCCGAAGACACGACCGCGAAGCGGTTGGTTAAAAAGCCGATCGCGGCCTATGTGGAACAGGTCTACACCTATTCCGACCTGTCGGGGTTGGGGATCTAATGCGAAAAGTAAACGCCGGCGATCCTCTGAAAATTCCCGCGCGGACGTTCAACACGTTCGTCGATTCGGCGCAGCATTATTTAGACCGCCACCAATCGACCGGACGTAACGCGGACGAAGTCACCAGGAACGCCGGCGTTGTATTGGTGCAAAACGGTTCCGCGGTGGACGTGAACCGGTTTGGCGTGTTGGCCGTAGACGGGTCGATTATCGACCACGCGACGAACGCGGACGAATTCGCGCAACGTGTCGCGCTAACCGGACGCGTGCCGGTGGCGGGCGACCAGGGGACGCCGGTGGTGTTCCTGGAACCAGTGGCCGCGGGGAAAATCGGGCGCGCCGTCGTTTCCGGTGTGGTGCAGGTCCAGGTGGAAGTCCCGGACTTTGAAACGAAAACCTACGCCGACGTAAAAACCGGCGAGTCTACGAAATTGACCGCGACGGACCGGGGATCCGCGAAAATTCTGGACATCACGGTCGACGCGTCCGGATCATTTCCGGCGACGGCGTGGGCGGTCGTGCGGTTGGGGAACACTACATCCGACGACGTGGCGGTATTTTTTCTGGACGAACACCTGGAACAAGGCGACACGTCGGGCGTTGACGCGTTCCGGGCGACTGCCTGGGACACAACAACAACTCCGGAAAGCTGGACGATTTCCGGTTCGACGGAAAAGGTATATGGGCAACTTTTCACGGGTGTCGCGTTCGACGATTCCGCGGTGTCGTGTGTTAGCCTGGACGGGAAGTGGTACGCGATCAGTGGCGGCGTTCAACACTTTACGGCAAAAGTTGCGACGGCGTCGTCGTCGGAAGAATGTGTAAACGTTACGCGGTTTCTCGGCACGGGTTCCGGGGTCACGCCGTCGAGTTTCGAAGCCTTCAACATATTCGGACTAAGTCTAAGCGTCGACGACTTGGTGTTCTGCGAATGGGCAGCGGCATCGTCGGCGCGTTGTGACGTCTTCAACGACGACGGTGGCGGACCTGCGCCGGATCGTGTCCCGCCGGGCCGGTTCGAAATCATCGCGAAATCGTCCGGCGAAGGAGACGAAAACCCGGAATGGGGTTGCGGCCTGGGGACGACGACGGCGGACGGAACGACGACGCTACACGTGGACGCGGCTACGCTGGCCGGCGACGGTCTGGGTACGACCGGCGATTGCACGTTGGTGGTCAATCCTGGTTGTGGAATCGAATTGGTGGCCGACGCGGTCGCCGTAAATGCGACGACGTTGGCCGGCGTCGGACTCGCGAAGTCCGGGACGTGTACGCTAGACGTGGACTACGGGTGCGGGTTGACGACGTCGGGAGATTCTATTGTCTTCGACGCCACGACGGTGGCCGGCGACGGGCTGTCCGTGTCGGGGACGTGTACGCTAAACGTCACGGCGGGTTGCGGTGTGGCAATCAACGCGGCCGGCGGCGTAGAGGTTACCGCGTCCGATTTGGCCGGGGACGGATTGACGCCGGGCGGCAGCGGGTGCGAACTCGACGTCGTTGCCGGTTGCGGCCTGGAAATAAACGCGTCCGGCGGCGTGGCGGTCAATGCGACCGAATTAGCCGGCGACGGGATCGGCGTGTCTGGGACTTGCACGCTGTACGTGATAGCCGGATGCGGTCTCCAAATAAACGGAAGTGGCGGCGTAGAAGTCGCCGCGGCCGATTTGGCGGGCAACGGCCTAACCGCGGCGGCGTCGGGTTGCGGACTCGACATCGATTGCACGTGGATCGAAAACAACTGCACGGTGTCCGGTGCGCAGGGTCCGCAAGGCGACACGGGCGCCGCGGGGCCGGCTGGTCCGCAAGGGAACCAGGGTTACCAGGGCGACACGGGCGCGGCGGGTCCGTGTCCAACGGTGGCCGTCGGGACGGTCAACACGACGTCGGGCGGTTCGGCGGCGGTGTCAGTCACGGCGGGCGGTTCGTGTTCGTACGATTTCGATTTTACGATCCCGCAAGGTCCGCAGGGGAACCAGGGCGACGCGGGGAGTGCCGGTCCGCAGGGTCCGCAGGGCGTGCCGGGGAGTACCGGGAGTGCCGGTCCTCAGGGGAACCAGGGCGTGCCGGGGAGTGCCGGTCCTCAGGGGGATCAGGGCGCGCCGGGGAGTGCCGGTCCTCAGGGGAACCAGGGCGTGCCGGGGAGTACCGGGAGTGCCGGTCCTCAGGGAAACCAGGGCGTGCCGGGGAGTACCGGTCCTCAGGGTGTGCCGGGGAGTACCGGGAGTGCCGGTCCTCAGGGGAACCAGGGTGTGCCGGGGAGTACCGGGAGTGCCGGTCCTCAGGGGAACCAGGGCGTGCCGGGGAGTACCGGGAGTGCCGGTCCTCAGGGAAACCAGGGCGTGCCGGGTAGTACGGGCGGGACAGGTGCAGCGGGTCCGCAAGGTGACGCGGGCGCGTCTGGTCCTCAGGGCGATTCCGGGTCTGGAATGACCGGAATTGACGAGGACACAACGCCGCAATTGGGCGGCAATCTTGACATGAATGGCCACCAAATGCTTTGGCCGATTGGTGTCGGGATAAACTCGAACAACGCCGACGGGTCGCTACACGTTCACACGGCGTCCGCCGGGACCGTGACCGCGTCGACGTCCGCCGACGATATTGTCGTCGAGAATTCCGGATCCGTCGGAATGTCGTTCCTGACCCCGGACGGTTCGGCAAATCAAACGATCTACTTTGGAACGGAGTCGGCACCAACGGCTGCGCGGTTGCGGTACAAGGCCGGGACCGGGGACTTTCAACTGGTCACCGGGACGTCGGGCGGGCTGGTCCTAACCGACGACGCGAACGTCCATATTGGGTCGACCGG